GCCCTGGCAGGTGCCGGAGGCGGCCAACATCCTCCAGCTGTGCATGATCGACGCTTTCGCGACCACCTTCCCCGGCGCGCCGACCACCGGCCTGGTGGAGATCGGCTCGGGCGCGACCTGGGCAGCGGCCAAGCCATGAAGCACGCGCCGCTCTCGCCGTCGGCCGCGCAGCGGTGGACCCAGTGCCCGGGCTCGCACGCGGCGGAACGTGACGCGCCGCCCGGCGTGGCCTCGCCGGCGGCCGAGCTCGGGACCACCCTGCACGAGCACACCGCGCGCTGCCTGACCACCGGGCGGCACCCGTCGCTGGCGGGCCTGGAGGGGCCGCAGGCGGTGTGGCTGGCCGAGGCGCTCGCCCACGCAAGGGCGATCATCGCCGGGCGCCCTGCGCTCTTAGAGACCCGGCTGGAGCCCTTGCCCGGGCTGCCACAGGTGTGGGGCACGGCGGATATCCTGGTATTCGATCACCGGCACCGCCGGCTGCAGGACGTGCTGGACTTCAAGTTCGGCGGCTGGCCGGTCCCCGCCGACAGCTTGCAGCTGGCGATCTACGCGGTGCTGGCGGCCAACGCCTACGGACCCCACCCGGATGGGGTGCGCTGCTGGGTGATCCAACCCCGCGCGCAGCTCGCGCCGGTCGCCGGCGTGCACTACACGCTCGAGCACCTGGCCGCCGTGGCGCAGCTTGTGCGCCAGGCGGTCACCGCCGCGGCTGCGCCGGACGCGCCGCGCCAGGCCGGCGAGTGGTGCACCTTCTGCCGCGCCGCCGACAGCTGCGAAACGCGTAGACTTTTATCGGCCAATCGGATAAAAAGCGCATTCTTTAGTTAAGGTATTATCATGCACAAAAGATCCGACCTGCACCCCTACCAGGCCGAGGCGGTGGACCACCTGCTGTGCGCCGACGGCCGCCAGGAAGTCGCCATCATGGGCGCCGGCAAGACCGTCGTGGCGTTGACCGCGATCACCGAGCTGGCGCCGCTCGACGGCATCGTGCTGGTGGTCGGGCCATTGGCGGTGGTGCAATCCGTGTGGGCGCGCGAGGCGGCCGAGTGGGAGCACACCGCCCACCTGCGGATCTCCCGCGTGCTCGGCACCGAGGCGCAGCGCAAGAAGGCGCTGCGTGCGGTGGCCGACATCTACGTGGTGAACTACGACAACGTCCACTGGTTCGAGAAGCAGATCGCGCAGACCAGTGTGAAGATTGCCGTGCTGGTCGCCGACGAGGCGTCTTGCCTGAAGACCCCGACCGCGCTGCGCACCCAGGCGATGCTGCGGCTGGCCGACCAGGCCGGCCGCCGGTGGGCGCTGACCGGCACGCCGCGCAACCACATGCTGCTCGACGTGTGGGGGCCGGGACAGTTTGTTACCCAAGGGCGGGCATTCCCGCCGTTCATGCCGTGGTTGGAAAGCAACTTTTATCCGACTGACATCTACCGGCGCAAATGGCTGCCGCTCGACCAGGGGGTCGAGGACGCCGTGGTGGACGCGGTGCGGGGTTACACCCACGTGGTGGACGCCGCCGCGCTGGCGACCCGCCCGCCACTGGTCACGGTGCGCCACGACATCCTACTGCCGGCGGCGGCCGAGGGCCTCTACGAGGCGATCGACCAGGGCACCACCGCCGAGCTGGCCGCCGCCATGGCCGCCGGCGTCACCCGCCCGCACGTGATGACCATCGTCGGCAAGCTGATGCAGGTCTGCTCGGGCGCGATCTACCACGAGAGCGGCGACGGCAGCTGGACCGAACTGCACGCCGAGCGGCTCGACCGGCTCGCCGAGATCCACGACGGTCACGCGCGGCCGACCCTGGTGTTCGTGCAATACCGCCACGAGCAGGCGCGCGTCCTGGCGCGGTTCCCGGAGGCCGAGGCGTTCGATGTCAAGCGCATCGACGCGTGGAATGCCGGGACTATTCCCATGCTGGTGGCGCATCCCGCGTCGGCCGGCCACGGCGTCAACCTGCAAGGTGGCAGCGATGTCGTCGTCTGGTTCGGCGGCACCGGCTGGTCGGCCGAGCTGTGGCAGCAGGCCAACGCCCGGCTGGCCCGGCAGGGGCAGGCCTCGCGCACGGTCACCGCGCACGTGCTGGTCTGCCCGGGCCTGGTGGATGACATCGCCTGGCGGACCGTCGGCCAGCGGGTCGCGGCGCAGGATCAGCTGGTCGAGGCGCTGCGCCCGTAGGCGGCGATCAGCAGCGCGTCCGCCCGGTGCGCGTCCTTCTTTCTTGCCAGATCCCCCGCCACTTCGGGGAATAACTCCACCGCCCGGCGGCGCGCCGCATCCGGCTCGCCGCCGATCCCGTGGAAGCGTTGCCACGCGCGTGGTTGCACGAGTGTGTGCGGGATGCCCATCGCCACGATCAGCCCGCGCAGCGCCCCGTAGGCCTCGGCAAACCGCCAGGTACTCACGATCCCCTGCTTTGGCATCGGCCCGACCAGTTCGATATACGCGTGCGCGATTTTGCCCAGCTCGGCGAGCCGGCGGTGCAGGCCTGCGAGGTCCAGCGTGGTGCGTGGCCCGCGGCCACGCGCGGCAAGCAAGTGCACTGGCAGATCCCACACCGCGGCGCCGAGCGCGTCGAGTGCCGCCAGCGCCCCGGTCGCCGTCCCCGGGTCGATGCCGATAATCACAGGCCCACCGCGTGCGCCATCCAGTCCAGCAGGATCCGGTCGGCGACATACCAGTCATCCCGCGCGGCCCGCAGCCGTAGCCAGCGCAGGTCGGCCAGCGACACCGGCAGCGGCACGCCAGGCTCATACCACGCCCGGCAGCGGGCCAGGATCTGCTCCGCGGTCACGCGGGCCAGTGTGGCACCCTCGAGGTTCATTGGATAATTCTCCACTATTTTATCCGATTGTGGTTGACTTTTATCGGATGCACTTTTATATAGTTTTTATCGAAACCGAGAGCAAGAGAAACCCGATGACCCCCCGCCTCCCCACCATTGACGAGTTGATCCACATCGCCCTGACCCAGACCGATTTCATCGGTGACCTGGTCCCCGGCGACGCGGTGCGGATCTTCGACCACGCCGCCAACGCCATCGACCACGCCGCCGAAATCTGGTCCGAGGACCACCCGAGCCACGGCGTGGTGCCGACCATTCCCCTGGATCTCATCAAGCACGCCCGCAACGAGTTGACCATCCAGGCGCACGACATGCTGGCCGACATGGCCGAGGCCGAGGCCGATCGCGTCCGCGACGGCCAGGACGCCGGCGACCTCGACGCGGCCGGCGATTTCATCGCTTACAACAGGAGCTTCGCATGAGCGACTTCACCAAGCGACTGCTCAAGCTGAGCAGCCGCGAGAACTTTCTGTCCGGCTGGGATCATGCGGTGTTCATGCTCGAGACCATGAACCCCGGCATGCAGCTGGAGGATACCAGGCTGATTACCAACCTGCGCCGCGAGCTAGCCGAGCTGCGCGCCGAGCATGTGGAGCACGTGTGATGGACATCAAGGCGGTCCCCGACCTGACCGGCTACGCGCCCGCCCGCGAGGCGTGGGCCGCGTTCGACACCGATACCTATGACTGCGACTGCGATCAGGACGGTTACTTCAGCACGTCCCTGGTGGGCTACGGCGCGACCGCCGACGAGGCGATTGCCGACCTCTTGGCGCAGCTGGAGGAGAACCCCAATGCCTGACCAGACCCCTCCCGCCGACGAGCTGGCCGCGGTCCGCGCCGAGATCAAGCGCCTGCAGGACCGCGAGAGCGACCTGCGCAGCATCCTGATCGCGAGCCCCGACGCGCGCACCGGCAACGCCTGGGCCGCCGAGATCAAGGTGATCAAGAGCCAGCGCACCGACCTCAAGGAGCTGCGCGCCGCCTACCCCAAGCTGGTGGACGAGTTCACCTACCCGATCGAGACCACCCGGGTCGACCTGGCGGTGATCACCAAGGACGGCGAGCTGGTCAGGCCGGCCGGGCGGCGGGCATGAGGATGCACAGGTCGATCACCCTGGATAGAATAACCGACGCGGTCGAACGCTCGCACAGCGCCCTGGACGATCCCGGGTTCTGTGTGGCGTGCGGCCACGAGGTTGACGGCGTCGAGCCGGACGCCCGCAAGTATACCTGCGAGGGCTGCGGCGAGGATGCGGTCTACGGCGCCGAGGAGTTGTCGATGCGGATGGTCCGGTAAGGGGGAGATGATCGATGCAAGTCCGTGGCAATCTACCGCCACGCGGTGCCAAGGGCTTCGCGCGTGGCCTGACCACCGCGCGCGAGAAGGCCGGCTACACCAAGCAGAGCCTGGCCGACGCGGCCGGTGTCTCGCTGCAGGTGATCCGCCTGCTGGAACGTGGTAAGACGCGCGCGCCGCAGCCGGAGACCTGGGATCGGTTGAACTCGATACTGGGCAACGGCAGCGATAAAGGCGATGAAATCGAGCAGGCGGTGGCGCAGGTTCGCGTGTCGCTCGATACGCTGGTGAAAGTAATTCGTCAACGAATTCCTAAGGGTTTGCACGGGTAATTGTATGATGAGTGCTGCTCAAGCCGGTAACGTTGCACTGCGCGGCAATCCTGGCTGGAAGCCGGGAACGTCGGGCAATCCAAGCGGCAAGCCGAAGCCGGAAAACGATATCGGCGCAACGGTCATCGCGATGTGCCGCAAACTCGGGCCAAAGGCCATCAACAAGCTTAGTGCGATGATCGACAGCGAGGACGAACGGATCTCGCTCAGCGCCTGTGTCTACGTGCTCGACCGCGGCTTCGGCAAGCCGGTACAGGCAGTCACCGGCGATAATACCGCCGCGTCGATCACCTTCCTGCACTTGATCGCGGCGCGTGCCGCCAGTGACGCAGTACACGCGGCGCCGCAGCTCGAAGGTGTAGTTTCCAACGAAACTACCCGCGAGCCGGTCGATCTCACGGCGCCCGCGCTAGAGTAGCCAAAAGCTTGAAAAACTGAACGATAACAGGAGGTTAATGTTGTCTAGACAACCCCACAGGCCGCTAGACGCACAAATAGTTTCATTTCCAACGATACAAGTTTGAATGCTGAACCTGCAGCACCCGACCGAGCCGTTCGATTGGGCACGCGCTGTGGGCAACAGTGCGAACCCGTTCGAGACGGCGACGCTGCGCTACGTGCGCGCGCCGATTGCGTTCGTGCGCGAGGTGCTGCACGCCGAGCCGGACGCGTGGCAGCTCGAGGCGCTGCGGGCGCTGGCGCGGGGGCACACGCGGGTCTCCATTCGCTCCGGCCACGGCACGGGCAAGACCGCGTTCGCCGCGTGGGCCATGGTGTGGTTCGCGTGCACCCGCGCGCCGTTCAAGGTGGTGGCCACGGCACCAACGTCGCCGCAGTTGTTCGACGTTCTCTGGCCGGAACTACTCAAGTGGTACAAGTCGCTGCCCGACCCGTGGCTGAAGCTGTGGGACCTGACCTCGGATCACCTGCGACTGAAGTCAGATCCGGAAAGCTTTATCACCGCGCGCACCAGCCGCCCGGAGCAGCCGGAGTCGCTGCAAGGCGTGCACAGCAAGAGCGTGCTGCTGGTGTGCGACGAGGCGAGCGGCATCCCCGAGCAGGTGTTCGAGGCGGCGGCCGGTTCCATGAGCAGCGCCGGGGCGGTCACCATCCTGATCGGCAACCCGACGCGCGGGTCCGGGTTCTTCTGGCGCACCCATCAGCTCGAGCGCGACCGGTGGTTCACGCTGCGTGTCTCCGGCCTCGACAGTCCCCGCGTGACGCGTGAGTTCATCGACGAGCAGGCACAGCGTTACGGCCCGGACAGCAACAGCTACCGGATCCGCGTGCTCGGTGAATTCCCGACCGCCGACAGCGACACCTTGATCGGCGCCGAGCTGGTGGACCAGGCGATGGCGCGTGCCGTTGATCTCGATCTCTCCGTGCCGGAACTGTGGGGCCTCGACGTAGCACGCTTCGGCGACGACGCGTCGGTCCTGATCAAACGCCGCGGCCGGGTGGTCACCGAGCAGCCGCGCACCTGGCGCGGGCTCGATACCATGCAGCTCGCCGGCGCGATCAAGCACGAGTGGGACACGGTGCCGAACAACCGGCCGCTGCTCATCGCGATCGACAGCATCGGCATCGGCGCCGGCGTGGTGGATCGCCTGCACGAGCAGGACTTGCCCGTGCTCGGTATCAACGTCGCCGAAGTCCCGTCCACCACCGGCCGGCACGCGCGACTGCGCGACGAGCTGTGGGTCCGCTGCCGGGAGTGGCTGGAGGGCCGTAATGTTCGCCTGCCGTATCACGAGCGGCTGCGTGACGACCTGGTGGCGCCACGGTATACCTTCCTCTCCGACGGTCGCCTGCAGGTCGAGTCGAAGAACCAGATGCGCGCCCGTGGCCTGCCGAGCACCGACTACGCCGATGCCCTCAACTTAACCTTCGCGGAGGCCGGGCTGATGGTCACCAGTCAGAATAATTCCGGACTGTTCAGCAGTGCGCCGGTGCGCGGCGCGATCCCCGGGATGGATTACTGATGAAAACGAAAATACCGGGCCCCTACGCCCTGCGGGTCTACAGCCAGGACGTCGAGGATCAACTGGAATCGCTCCTGATGGTGCCGGACAATGATTACGCCGAAGGCGCGCGGGTGTGGCTGACAATCGATCGCGAGGGTCCCGACAAGCGCAGCATTACGTTGTATTCGGCAGAGGTGCGTGCGCTGGTGCACATGCTGGCGCACTGGCTGGACGAGCTGGACAAGGGCAGATGAGGTGGGCACGACGCACTACGACCCGGTGCGCGACATCGTGGCGCAGCCGCCGCGCCAGCGCGGCCGCGGCCGGCACAAGCGCGACCCCAACACCGAGGACGGCGCCCGCGCACTGGCCGAGCAGCTGACCGACTGGTGGCACACCCGGGGCTACACCACGGCGCAGTTCTGGACCGAACGCGCCCGCTACGGCCGCAACAGCGGCCCGACGCTGGCACCGCCTTACCGCGGCTGGCCGGACGACGACCCGCGCCACAGTGCGGACCACGGCCTGTGGGTGGTACGTTCCAACCTGGTCAACGGACTGCCGCCGAAGTGACCCTGGTCCTGATCATCCTCCTGGTGCTGCTGTTCGCCGGCGGCGGGGGTTACACCTGGCGTTACGGCTACGCCACCGGGCCTTACTGGATGCTGTGGGTCCTGCTGGTCGTGCTGCTGGTGCTGCTGGTGCTCGGCGGCCCGCGCGTCGGGTGGTGGTGATGCCGAGCCTGCTGGATCCGGACGACGACCAGTCGGGCCCGGGCACCGGCCTGGGCGCCTTGTATCAAGCGGTGACCGACGCCCTCGAGCGGGGCAATGCACCCGCCACCGGCGGGCTGTTGTGGTCGCCCGGCAATCCGGTCGGCACCGAGCGGCTGCGCGAGCAGTCGTTGAGCATGCCGCGCGGGCCGTTCGACCCGATCAATCCGGGCACGCCGACCTCGCCGGGTGCGAGCCGGCCGTTGACCGTCGGTGAATACCAGGGCGTGCGGCAGGCGGGCGAAGACTTGTTCAGCCAGCTGGGCGCGGTGGATACCGGCGGCGGGGCGGGGGGTCCGGCACCGCGCCTGTTCGCCCGCCCGCGCGCCCGCTCGCCCGACCTGCCGCCGCCCCCGCCCGCACCGGCCGGGCGGTTGGGTGGCAACGCCGACACGCAGCTGGCGGCCCTCGGCCTGCCCGCCTACGGCGACATTGTCCCCAGCCCGAGCACGGGACCCTTGTCGGAAGCGCGGCTGCGGGCGGGCGCCCCGCAGGGCAGCGTGTTCGACCTGTCGAACACCTGGCAAGTGCCGGACGTGGCGCAGACGCCGTTGCAACGGATCGACCCGAACGCCGGCGCGCGCAAGGGCTTACCCGCGCACATCCAGGGCGTGATCGACGACCCGGCGATGGCGGCGAAGCTGCGCAGTGTCGCGGAGGCCGGTGTGGATGCCGGCGGCGCCTACTGGTACAACGCGGAACCGTTGCGGCAGAGTTTCGTCAACGAACTGGGCGCCGACGAGGGCAACGCGCAGTTCAATCGCTACATGTCGATCGTCGGGGCCACCAGTGCCGGCTCCGACGTGGGCCAAAACGTCCGCACTGCGTCGTATTACCTGACCCGCGAGCGGGCCGGTGACCCGGTCAACGACGCCACGCGGATCGAGAGCCCGTATGGCCACAAGATGCAGCAGGCGCACGTGTCGGGCTACCTGGGCCTGGGCGACGAGGGCGGCGGCACGCTCAATCCCGAGACCCAGCCGAAACGCTCCAGCTTCGTGCAGAACCTGCAGGGCAACCAGCAGCCGGTGACTGTGGACAAGCACAACCTGCGCCTGATCGGCATGCTGTCGCAGGACCCGGGTTTCCTGAACACCAAGACCACCGCCGACGTGAATTACCCGGAGCTGGGGATCGCCAAGGGCGACTCACGCAATTGGCGCGACGAGGTGACCAGCGGGAACATCAGCATGGACCAGGCACTCGATCACCCGCACATGTGGCAGGATGTGCCGAACCCGAACCATTACGGTGCGCTGGAAAACTGGCAGTCGGGCATCGCGCAGGACATGGGGCTCACCCCCGCGCAGTTCCAAGCGGCCTTGTGGGTCGGCGGCGGGCGTGTCACCGGCCTGCGCAGTCTGCCGACCAGCTTCATGGGGACGGTGGAGAACCGCCTGCAGCGCACCGCCGCGGCGCGTGGCGGCACGCCCGGGGACGCGTTGACCGCCTTCATCCGCGGCAAGGCGCCGTTGCCGACCCCGCTCGCGGCGGCCGGCGCGGGGGCCGGGGGACTGCTTGGCCCGATGGGAGACGATAAGCCATGAGCGGCACCGGCGCGCCCCAGGCCGCGCAGCCGCCCCTGCCGCCCGGGCCGGTCCGGCCCGGTATGCCGGAGACCGGCGGCATCGGCGGCATCGGCGGCATGCAAGGCATGCCGCCGGGCGCCGGCGGGCTGTTGTCGCCCTCGGCCTGGCAGAACCCGAACCCGCCGCCGGTGCCGCGCGTGCAGGGCCTGATGCAGCCCACCGGCCAGCCGCCCAGCGTCGAGCACGTGTTCGCCAACATCGCCAAGGCGGCACCCGACACCGTCCCCGACGACCCCGACGACAGCCTGCCGCCGCAGCTGCGGCCTTACGCGGCGGGCCTCCGGCCGTCCGACCGGCCGGTCAGCGCGCAGTGGCAGCAGAGCTTTATCTACGAGAAGCTCGGCAAGTCCGACCAAGAGATCGAGAGCATCGCGCAATATTATTTCAAGCTGGCCGAACGCTATGACGTTTACCTCGGCCGCGAGCGGATCACCGCGAGCCAGTATTATGCCGGCCGGCCGCTCGGTGATGAAGAGCCGGGCCGGTCCCAGCTGGTGATGACCACGGTGCGCGACACCATCCGGGCGACCTTGCCCAGCCTCTTACGGGTGTTCACCGGCGTGGAGGACCCGGTCAGCTTCGAGCCGATGTCCGACGACATTACCGGCGACGACAAGCTATCGACCACGCTCGCCCGCCAGGCCACCGACTATTGCCGGTGGGCACTGTTCACCTGCAATTCCGGCTGGCAGGTGCTGCACGACGTGCTGCTCGACGCCCTGACCCGCAAGGCGGGATGGTGTCGCTGGTATTGGGGCAAGCGGGAGACCACCCGCACCGAGGTGTGCGAGAACCTGTTATTGCCGCAGTTGCAGATGCTGCTCGCGGAACCCGGCATCGAGGCGCAACGCATCGTGCGCCGGCCGATCCAGCAGTCCGAGATCCAGCTGCTCGGCAAAGTTCCGGAAGTCGCGATGTACCTGCAGCAAGGCGGCGCGCCGGAATACTGGTCCGCGACCATCACCCGTCACGCGGCGCAGAACTGGCCCATTGTCGAGGCGGTGCCGAGCCAGTGCGTCTGGGTGGTGTCCGACGCCGACACCGTCGAGGGCGCCAAGGCGATCTACCACGTGCGCGACGTGGTCGCGTCCGACCTGATCGAGATGGGGTTGCCGGCGGATAAGGTGCTGCGCCACTGCGAGCACGCAATGAACCCGCGGATGCGCCGGGAGATCATCGCCCGCAACGAAGCCCAAGGCCACAACCTGCCGACCAGCCCGCCGAACGACCGTTCCATGGCGATGGTGCGCTACGTCGAGGGGTGGGTCCGTTGCGACGCCGACAATGATCACCGGGCGGAATTGTTGCACGTCCACATGCTGGGCAACGCCAGCGAGCTGGTGCAGTGGGACCGCACCGATGAAACGCCCCTGGCGTGCTTCACGCCGTATCGCGAGCCCGGCCGGCTGATCGGCATGAGCCAGGCCGACATGGTGATGGACCTGCAACGGATCGAGACCCGCGTGATGCGCGCGGTGCTCGACAGCCTGGGCCAGAGCATGTTCCCGCGGACTGTGGTGACGCTCGGCCAGGCCAACCTGCAGGACGTCCGCCAGACCGCGATCGGCGCGATCATCCGGGTCAGCCAGCAAGGCGCGGTGACGGAACTGGTGAAACCGTTTGCCGGCAAGGACGCCCTGCCGATCCTCGAGGTGCTCGAGGCGGTGCGCGAGAACCGCACCGGCATCACCCGCGCCAGCCAGGGCCTGAGCCTCGACCAGTTGCAGTCCACCACACCCGTCGCGGTCAGCCAGCAGACCTCGGCCGCGCAGGACCGCCTCGACATGATGGCCCGAACGCTCGCCGAAACAGGTTTGGCACCGTTATATTCCGGTCTGTTGAAGATGATGGCCCGCCAGCAGGACCGGCCCAACGTGATCCGCCTGCGTGGCCAGTGGATCTCCATCGACCCGCGCGCGCTGGCGACGATGTGGCAGACCACGGTGAATGTCGGCGGCAAGGGGATGCCGATGGAGCGGTTGGCGATGTTGGCGCAGATCGCCGGCAAGCAGGAAATGCTGATCCAGCAGGGCGGGTTGAACAATCCGTTGTCCGGCGTGCCGGAGTATCGCAACACCCTGTCGCGCATGCTGGAGACCGCGAGCATCGCTGACGTGTCGAGTTATTTTAAACCCCTCCCGCCCGGGTGGCAGCCGCCGCCGGCACAACCGCCGGCGCCCGACCCGAGCCTGATCCTGGCCAATGTGCAGGGCCAGAAGACCTCCGCCGACATCGAGGCGCAGCGTGCCGAGGAGCAGACCAAGCGGGCGGACCTGCTCTCCAGCGACGACCGCGAGCGGGCGCACGCGGCGTTGCAGGCGTATGTGCAGGCCATGGGCATCGCCGCCCAGCACGGCACGCCGTTGCCGAGTATTCAGGAATTCCAGGCCGCGATGGCGTCCAAGGCCCCGAGCGTGCAGTTGTTGCCCCCCTCACCGCCGCCGCTGTCACCGCAGCCGCCGGCGGTGGGCGCGCCGGGTGGCGGGCCTCCTCCAAGGCCGGCACCGGGCGCAGCACCTCCCCTGCAGGGCCTGCCCGGCCGGCCCCAGGCCCCGATGCTGCCGCCCGGCGGCCTGATCCCGGGCGCCACGGCCGGTGTCGATCCGGCCAATCGGATGGCGGTGCAGCAGGGCCTGCAAGGCCGGGGCCTGCCGACCGCCTACGGACAGATTGCGAATCGCGCCATGGCCGGCGCCTTGTTCGGACCCGGCGGGCCCAGCCTGCCGAAGCCGGGCGGG